AATGATCCAACGCTTGCTGCATAATTTCACGGTTCATTTCGTCACCTTTAAATATGGTTTACGCCAAAGTACCCAACCCAACATCACGCCGTTTGAGTAGCCAACAGCCAACGCTATCAGCCCAATGATTTCGGTGTCCGTCATTTCGTCACCTCAAGTGCGTAGAGTGGTGTGTTTAGCTGCGGGTGTGTTGTTTTATTAAACAGTATCCCTCTGCTGTCCATATAGCCAACAGGCTTCAACGCTTTCAACTCACGGGCTGCGGCGAGAGCTTGCATTACAAAAACATCTTTATGTGTACGCTCAAGCGCATCAATGATTAAATCAATCTTGTTCATGATTACCCCTTGCTCTGATTGCTTTGGCACAATCATAAGTTCCGTCAGCCCAGTCACGAATGCAAAGATCGGTTAGTTGCAAATCGTCACACAACTTTGCACAAGCTTCACGTTCGTCTTGGCGCACAAGCTCGGCAAAGCGTTCAATCCTAGTGTCATATTCAGCATGATGTTTATCAAACCCCGCCTGTTCAGCCAATTCTTTTAATCGTTCGTTCATTTCAGCACCTGTCTGGTTTTTTGCATTGACCGCTCAAGTTGCTTGGTCATAGCTGCTGACACTTTTTTAAAGTCAGCCAGCTTCTGTTCAAGCTCGGCGATTGAGTACATACCTTCTTCAATGTAAATCTTTGCACAGCCCACTACTTCGTATGTGTAGTTGGTTTCTTTCATTTCATCACCTCCGCTGATTTCAATTGTTTGGTTTCGCCATCAAAGATCAAGCCCAAGTTTGCCTCTTCAGGCAGGCAAGTAGTCCATTGGCAAATGCCATCCCTAACCGCCCTGACATCAACGTATTTGTACAAGTCAGGCGTTGGTTCGGGCTTGATGCGGTATTCTCTATCCGCATCCCAAAAAGGCGAATGCGCATTGGCCCACTTATCGCTTGGACTACAGCGTATCTGAATCTGCGCCCCGTCAGCCCATGCGTGTATAAGGTCTGCGTGTTTGTGTTTCATTTCACACCCCCTGCCATAGCACGGTCAACCTCATCATTCATCTGCTGCTCAGTCACCATGAACAACTGACTGGTGTACTTGTTCAGCCAACGATAGCGGTTAGCATCTGCCACTATGCTAGGCGTTAACATCACGCTACGTTTCAACATATTCTTTAAGAAGTCAATCTCATCTGACTGCGCTTTGATGTGAGTATTAAGCTCGTCAATGTGCGTTTGCATTTCACGCTGCTCTTTCATTTTGGCTCCTTTGTAAATTGCAATGCGGCTTCGCAAAGAAGAGAAAGGCTTTTGAAGTAATTCCACTTATCAAGAATATCTTGATCTTTTGACGGCGGCGTCCACCCATACTTTTTCCAAATGCGTTGCACATTGGTGGCGGACGCCGGCGCATACGGTTGATGCTCCGGTTTAAGTTCCATGACTAATCCTTTATTGAATACGAAGAACTTCTACGTTATCGCCAACGACCGCAGTCGTCACCGAGCCATTACCCCACAGCGAACATGCTCGAGAACTGGCGCGCCGCTGTACTGCAGCGACATCAAACTCGCCTTTAGGAATGACTAGCACACTACCTACTTCCATAGCGTCGAGCCCTGCAGAAATCAGAAAATCTTTGTGCACGCCTCGGGCTTCTGTGCAAACACGAGTTCGTTTAGAATCGTCAGCTAAGACTAAATCCCCAAGAGTGTACAAATCACCCTCTTCAGTCTTAATAATAAACTCAGTTTGCAATGCTGATAAGAGAGCGATTGCCTTTTTTAACGTTGCAGCTTTGACACCTTTATTCATGGTAATACCCCTTGATTTATTTTTAGATTGTTACTAGAAAGAAAAGAATAACTACAAAACCAATACAACCACACACTTCTTTAAAGACTGTTGTTCTGTTCACGGTCTTTTAACTCCTGAATCTTGCGCATCACAATATAGAAACCATCATAGCTCATAGACGCTTCGTACGAACCATCTTGATTTTGGTGAGTACGCCAATGCGCATTTTGCTTTTCAATGCGCTCGCGTTCTGCTTGCAGTTGTGCAAGGGTCATGTTCTCAAACATAGCAAATCTTCCTTCAGACATCACAAATCTCCTTACGGTCATGGCGGTCTTCGGCAATCAGTTCTTCGATTTCCCATGCCTCGACTTTGGCCTCAAGCCATGGCGCGTTATAGCCTTTGCGGTCTAAGACCGAATACAACTCGCGATTCCAGTATGCGATCTGGCAAGGAATGTTTTTAAGACGGCAGTCAAAGACTGTAGCGTTTTGTAAATTTTTAGCTTTCATGTACTTCTCCTGAGTGTTGGAGATTAAATTATACACAATAAATTTAGTTTGTATAAAAGAATTTTATTTTTTATACCGTTTTGAAATATAACCTTCGGCCTCTAACGGAAAAGGAACCCCTTGATCATTGATGGCCCATTCGGGGATTGTTGCCATAAGCCGCTCATAGTCATGTTTAGAGATAGCATCTGGCTCGCCATAAGAGACTGCCTCGTCGTGGACACTTAATACAGGTTTGACACGACCGTCACGTTCAATGACCAGCATGCTGTGCATCAGAAGATCCCTACAGATGGCGGACACGATATTCTCGATCAATCTATTAGGTGTTAAAGTTAGGCGCATCCAAACCTTCTGAGCAGTCAACCCCATATAAGTGACAGCCATCTTTTCCTTCCCCCAGGGAGTCATGACCATCTCACACTTTGGCTTGTGATACGCCAGCAATCTGCCACTTGGTAATTTGATGAATAGGAAATCACCGCGCACACCGAATTTGACGCCTTTATAGAGTTGGTCCGACCGCTTGGAGACTGCGGCTTGCGCCATACGATCCAAGTCATACCAAGTCTGAGCAGTCACCTTATAGATGTTTCTAAAGTCCTCGACGTTTCGCTGCGCTTCGGCCTCGGTCATAGGAATGCCGCGCTGCACATTGGTCTCATAAATAGTTTTCCAACCGGATCCGAAGATGGCGCCTAGAATGGTCGCCTTTGCTGCCGTACGCTGTTCCGCGCTAACCTGCGCAGTGGTGATCCCAAACTGAGCCGCAGCAAATTCACGATACTGGTCACGCTTTTCCTCAAAGACCTTTAAGCCGACCGGATCCCTGCAGAACCAAGCGACACCGCGATTCTCCACACCACTAAAATCGGCAACATAGATCAACTGCCCTGGGGGCGCAATGAACATAGATCGCAGTAGACCTTTACCTACATCAAAGAGATCGCCGCCATAGAGGGTGGTCACCTCTTCATACTGTTCGCGCCCGATAAACTCGATGCAGTCATCGACGATCCGAGAATCATTGGAAATATAGTCACGAGGAAAATTATGCATCTGCAGGCCTGCACCACCACTGCGACCTGTAGAGGCCCGATGGTAAACAAGATTGCCTTTAGCCGTCCCGTCATCGCAGAGCACAGTAGCCATGCGCTCGTACTTCTTGGTCGACACTTGGCCAAGAGTCTGGCGGATCTCCAAGCATCGTCTAATTTTTGGCGGAACGTGCTTAAGAGCTAGAACCTTCTCGACGTCAAACTTAGTCAAGCCGGGGAGAATATAGCCTTGATCAGCACTCCATTGAACGATTTTAGCAATCTGGCCGTCAGTCTGGATCTCGCCATTGGTCAACTCTATAAGCTCTTTAGTTAAACGCTCGCGCTCATAATCAAGCATGCGCCTGATTAGATTAAACGCATTGACATCGAGCACAATGCCTTGACGGTTCATTCTGATGTGTTGTGCGACCACATCCTTCTCCATGCCTATAAAATCCTTAAGCGGAATCTTGGCATAGATGGCACACTCGACCCGCACGTCATCAGCGCAGTAGACTGCAAAGCGCTCAAAGTCTTCAGGAAAATCCTTGGGCAGATTGCGGATGCTTTTATTGGTCTTGGTAGGTTTGCGCGGCTTAGAGAATTTGGTGATTAGGCGGGTCCCGTCTTTATTCTTTTGGATAGGAAGCTCTAAAGCACCGGCAACAGCGTCCAAAGACCCAGGGAGCGCCAATGAATAGGTTAGACCTTGGGTATCTAACCACTGAGTAGGATCGACATAAGGCCAATTCATTTTGGCATAACAGACATGCTCCCAGATTTCTGTCTCGAACTGAGCGTTAAACGCCCTAATGCATTCACCATTTAAGATTGCCTCAAATAGTTCTAGAGGGGGTAGATCGCCTTGTTTCCACGTATGCATAGTTACACCTTCATCGAAGGTATAGCACATCAGGAGGACCTCCGTAGAGGCATGACGGGCATATGGGTAGACGCCAGTCTCTTTTAGATCAAGCTCCGAGTAGGTTTCAAAGTCCAGAGAGATCAAGACGCACCTCCCAATCTCGGCCTGCCTGCTGCCATAAGCGTTTGGCGGTAGGGTGGGGATACTCATCGAGTGCCACAATTCTTTGGCATGATGTGTTTAGCAGCATTTTGGTGCATTCGATGCAGGGCGTGACCGTCACATAGCAAGTCTTTATGTCATAGACATTGCTACAAAAGAGCAAAGCAGAACTCTCCGCATGCAAGGCCTCGCATTTATCGAGTCCTGTGCCTGACGGCAGATTGGCCCCTTCACAGGGAAATCCCTCATTGCAATGCGGCGCACCGGCATAGCGGCCGTTATAGCCTGTCGACAGCACACGATTCATACCATTGACCAAAACACACCCGACCTGTCTGCGGCAGCATGTACCTCGCGTCGATGCTAACCTCGCCATGCTTAAAAAATACTGATCAGGTGTTGGGCGTGTCATGACAGCATCCAGTCGGCATAAGCACTTCCATTCCCGGGACCGTAGCCCATGATGCTTGTAAAGTCTTCGATCGATGTCGGTTCTGGCATGTCAATCTCATAGTGATCTGAACCACCTGCGGTCGCCAACTTAAGCAGCATTCCAAAATGGTTCTCATAAACATGCAATGAACCCACTTGGTGGGTATATTCCCCTAGTTCGATATCCAAACCTTCGGCTTTAAGAGCCCAATAAACCATTTGATGCAGTTGTGAAAAACAAAATACGTCATTGGTCATGCCAAAGATCGCGTCATTGCTGCGCATGTGTACGTGCATAGACAGTTTCTTATCTCTAATAAAAAACTGGATACCCATGGTGCAGACCACATCGGGATTGCCTTCATGCATGTGAGATGAATTTAACAGCTGCATACATGCTTGTCGTGAATTAGGATCCTTGACTAAACTATTAACAACCCAGCCAAATTGCCCTTGCCTAAAAATGTATTGCCCGTAGTTTGAATTAAAACCGCCATCTGGTAATTGGATCTTTTTCCACAGTGACGCATGCTCCATGATCGACCCATCATAGCGATCACCGTGAAGATACCAAAGCCACTCTTTTTTGCAATACTGCAAATTAAGATTGCGATTTGTAAAACTAGTAAGGCAGTCGCGCGGGTTATCAATAAACAACGTGTAATTAAGTAACTCTAAAGATGATAAGCCTCTGACTGTGATTAGATCACCGAGGCGAGATAGATCTTGATATAGCTCTGTAAAGTGGCGGCCTTTCATTACATGTCCTCTAATTTTTTAAGCAGAAGGGCAAACGCATTAGGCGCCTTCCAATCATAGATAATGGGTGTGACCCCAATCGTTGTGAATAGATACAAATACGCGCGATGAAGTTTATCAATATTCTCCATGACGACTTTTACTTTTGCAAGATCATCATAGTCTTTAAGCTCATGGATTGGCTCATCAGTCTTACAGAGAATGACGATCGCGTCATAAGATGCCAGACGCTTAGCACGATAGTGCAGAAAGTCTTTGTGGACTGTAGAACCTAAAGTTGTCTTATAGACATAGTGAGAGAATGCGGTAACACGATCTAAAATCACATCGCCGGCGAGGACATGCTTCTCATGTTCATTGACCCAGTATTTAATCTCATCAAATGTCTTCGGCGCTGGGCCGCAGGTAATGACATTGCGTTTAAGATAGTCACCGAGTTGTTGGGTTAAATGTGATTTACCCATGCCGTCGACCCCTTCGACGATGATCGTTCTATGTCCTGATGAATTGCGCAACATTGGCAGGCTCCCATCCTTCCGGTTTAATAAGATCGATGCTAAAACTGCCGCGCTTGGTATTAGGCCCTAGCTTCTTTTTCATATTGGACATAGCGACCTCGAGCAACGCTGGCTCGATGGGCAGACCCATACGCTCCAGTGTACCAGAGGCGAAGATGATCAGATCGATCAGTGCATCGTATTTGTCATCTAAGCTTTTGGCTAGGATAAATTCTGATAGCTCCTCCATCATGGCAGCCAAGCGAAAGTTTTCTTCCTCAGGATCCAAGTGACGGCTCGGGCCATCATAAGCAATGCCAAAATGCTGATGCTGTAATTTGATTAGATTATCGATCATTTAGGTTGCTCCAGAATAAAAGTCTCGAACTGCGCAGGACAGGTTTTAGACCATTCACTGTGAACTTTAAGTAAGTCGGGCTGCGAATAGATGATAGGTTGCCCATGGATATTTAGCGACGTGTTAATGACGGCCCGCACATCGTGCTTATTAAATAAGATACCGAGCAGGCGATACATAAAATCAGTGTCTTCGGTAATGATCTGAGGCCTACCGCTGTATGTACCGTCGACATCGCGATGCATGGCACCTCCGAATTCGTTTACGCTGACACGAGGCAGAAAATTATGCGCTGTGATCATGAATTTATCACTTGCAACGGTTCGCTCCAGATCGGTATTAGAAAATAAATACGGCATGACCTCTTTGCGGATTGCAGGTGCCATAGGCATCACGGTCGTTCGGCCATTTGCAACGTTGATTGCGTCAACTAAGTCACGATTACATAGCGCCAAGGTAGATGTATTGCATAAGGCACGTGGACCAAACTCCATAGCGCCATGAAAGACGTTTACAATTACACCACTTGCAATGAGATCGGCAATACGTTCGATGCCTTGATCATTGATGACTACTTTTTCCAGAGTGCATGATTCGTCTGTAGGGCGTACGCCCCAAAATAGATTTTTAAATTCATGGTCAATGCATTTGCCGTGCGCAAAGGCAAGTCCAATGGCCGCCCCCTGATCACCTGCCAAAGGCATGGCACAGAATTTAATGTCGCGGAAAGTCTTACGCAGTTTGTCATTGAGACGTACGTTATAAAACACGCCGCCAGAGACAAGCAATGTCTTAAACTTAAACACGGACATATACCTAATGACGACGTCTTCTAATACTTTCTGGACTACATAACCGACACGCACCCGAGACATAAAAGAATCATCGTCGATTACAGGTGTAAATAGCCGCATGCAATCTTCTTTCACCTGTTTAAGCTTTGCGTAGTCAATTAGGTCAGCGTGTTTAATAATAGGCGCCGTTCTACAGAGTGAAGGATTCATCCACGCGACCAAATACTTAGAGGTGATCTCAGTCGCCAGTGCATCGCACCGCGCGATGTCCTGATATTTAATATGAGTTCGGTAGCCTAAGAATTTGTAAACGTCATTCATACCGTCCATGCCAACGGCTTCGGCAGCATATTGATAAAGCAAACCCATCGAATGCTCATAGCCGAAGATGGTTTCCCTTTTGCTTGGAAAGCCGTAGCGATCCAATTCATAGAGCGATGCGATTTCACCATTATTGCCAAAGCCATCAACGACTAAAACAAGTTCAGGGCGTTCATCTGGGAGTAAAGTGTATTGCTTAGATAAGTCATCGTGGTGCAAAAAGAAAGCGGCCACAGACTGCGCATGCGCATCGTGGTGAGTATAGATACTATTGGTGGATTTAAACGAAGCATTAGGGAATAGCGCTTTGAGTTGCTGCGCGCTATAGTATTTGTTCTCTGCGAATTCAGGTTCAAAGTTATCGAACCAGTGAGAGATGTAAATGTCTTTGACTTGGGCCGCGGCATCAGGGCCAAGCACTTGCAGAATTCTGGTGATACTTAAGATTGGGAAAGCAGAGTCGCTTTTCTTCTTTGACAGGCGTTCCTCTTCATAGCCAATGGGGTCTTTGTCATTTTCAAAGAACATGACTGCGCTACTATTATGGCCGAGTGATAAACACAAATACATGGTGATCTCCAAGTGTCGAGCAAAAAATACGGCACAGTTTCCTGCACCGTATTCTTGCTACATTAGTCTAACAGCGCAGCGCTTGGGGCGACCGAAGCAAAGTCATCCGAGGCAGAAGACTTACCGCTAAAGGCCTCACCGTCTTTGGTCTTCATCACGTTATCAAGCGCGATAGAGACACCTTTGCCACCGGTAGGATGTTCCCACGCAAAGCAGCGAATCGATGCACGGTAGTACGCGCCAGAATACAGCTCTTCAGGATCCATAATAGGTTGAAGCTCTGCGTTTACAGCACCCGGGCGATTGACTGAAGTCGCTTGAACCGTATTGCAGTCGGCAAACTCTTCGCGTTCCATGAGATCACCGTCCTTGATTGGCGACTTCATCTTTGGAGGAATCTTGCCCCACTTTTCTTGGGCGGTTGATTCGACCAGCTTTTTAAGAGTAGTCCAAAAAGCATCGGTCTTTGGCAACGGGATAGTGATTTGATACTTTGGCTTAGAGTTATCGACACCGGGGATAGAACGGGGCTCTACGAGGGAGACGAACGAACCGCGGAACTCGGGGGTAATAAGCTTTGACATTTTAGATCCTTTAAAACGTTGAGTAAGAAAAAGAATTATACAGTAAAAATTTTAATGCTTTATTTAAAATCACTCTTTGCAGAGTCTTTTTTCACGATAGGTTGTTTTGATTCGGTAAAAGTGATAAACTTGTTAAGTTGTTCTCGCACACTAAGATTAAGCGTTAATTTATCAACCTGCGCAGGGCTGATCAGGACGTCTTTAAAAAACGTCTTTGTAAGTCCAATGCTGTCTACAAAATTACATACTTCATCTTCATCCGCCCAAGCACGACGCTTGGCAGCTTTACCTAAAGCGAACCCATCGATTACTGCGCCTGCTACTAATTTTTCATACGCGGTTTCCTCCACAGAGCTAATGAAGCCTTTTAGAATTGGTAGCTTCTCTAACCAGTAACTTAGATCATCAGGCGCTTTGGTTTTAAAGTCAACCTGAGCGGCCTGATTTGCAGTGTGCCGGTGTTCAGGGCAAGCGAACTTGGCCGGACACCATTGGCACCCTTTAGGGGTAATGACAAACAGGTCTTTATGTTCATCAATACGTCGTCTTGCTTCTAAGAGTTGCTCTTTGAATAACATCAATTCATCGCGGGTAATAGTCCACGTGCTAATGTTATCGAGAGGTGGCTGAATAATGACCATAGTGATTTCTTTAAAATCATAGAGCCAGTCATACTTAAAGTATGCACCCAGAGCGTAAATTAAAAGCTGTTTATTATCCGTGGCCTCGACACGAAAACCTGAACCTGATTTTAGATCACCGACTGTGAGCTTTCCAACCTCGCAGACGATTGCATCGGATGTGCCCCAACAGTCAGAGATTAATTCGGCGACCGTGACTCTTTGCTCGTAGAACTTATCACCTGATAGAGCGCTGACATAGTCAACATAGACTTGCGCGATGTCGACCATCTCCTGAGTGATCTTGATGTTCTCTAATTTGGTGCCAAGAAATCCTGCGCAAGCCACATTACCCTTTAACGCTTTTTCAGACAGGGTGTGAATAGCAGTCCCTCGGTTTGCCGCCTCGCCGCCTTTAGAGGTAATGTTTTTCACATCAATAAGATACACCGACCCGGGACAACTCATCCAACGGTCGGCAGCAGAGGGGGAAAGCTTTGCGTGTTCGGCCATATTACGCCTCTAAAAGTTTTGCGAATGGGAAGTACTGGTCTTTGGTCAAAACTGATAACTTTTCGGCTTTAAGTTCTGCAAGCGCGGCTTTAACCGCATCCATGTTACCGTCTTTGTCGATGCGACCTTTTGCCATAACGCGCAGGTCATCAAGAGTAAGATCCTTTGGTTCTGGCTTTGGTTCTGGCTTCGCTTTTGCTTTTGGGGCAGGCGCTGGAGTAGCGGTAGGTTCGCTACCCACTTCAGCGAGTTCATTGGCAATGCTTTCTAATTGCAAAGCGATTTCTAATAATCGTGATCGTTCCATATTATCCTCTTTTACTAATTGATTGATGATATCCGTCTTGTCTAAGATGGAGTGTAACTGCATAGAATCGATTGACTTGCTAATAGTTAACACGTCAACCTGTACATGCTCTTTCTGGCCGATACGGTGACACCTATCCGAGGCCTGATGCAGGTCGGCAGGTGTCCAAGTCGTCTCGACAAATACTACATAACTTGCAGCTGTGAGCGTAATGCCTACACCTGCAGCCTTGATGTTACCGATAAAGACTCGGGCTTTTTTATTCTGGAAGTCATCGACCGCGTCTTGCCGTGCTTGCTTAGGGGTCGATCCGGTGATGACTACTACGCCATAATCGCTTAGCGCTCTGGCCAAAGCATCGATGATCTCGGTATGCCAACCAAAGATCACGACGTTCTGTTCGTGCTCTAAGACATTCTTAATGTGTTCTACAGCCAAAGGCAATTTGCGCTGAGCGTTCAGCTTTTGAATGTCTGCAATGGCTTGGAAAGGGATATCGTGCACAGGGCGATCAATGTCTTGCCGCAAAAGCTTCTTCTCCTGCGCCGTGATAGGTAGGTCAAGTTCGACGATCCGGTATGTTTTTGCAGGGAGTTGCGGCAATGCAGTCTCCTTGGTGACTCGCAGCATGAAGTTTGACAGCTTATCGTATAGCTCCTCGAGGCGCGATGCACCGGAGACATCAAATGACCCCCAGGGAGTTGTCCAGCCAGAACAATATCGGCGGCCAAAATTCATGTAGTCTAGTTTAGTGCCCCCAATTGCTTTCAGGAGTGCAAAGAGTTCGATTGGGCGGTTAACCACAGGCGTGCCAGAGAGGAGACGTACTCTTGGGATTGAGCGGATAAGCTTTACGCAAGCTTTGGTTCGCTTGGCCGTAGCAGATTTTGCATAATGACACTCATCGATCACCAGAGTCTGGTACGTGGTGGGCAGAATGAATTTATGCAAAATATCGTAGTTAATAATAGTCAGGTCAGCGTTAGGATCAATCGCCTTAGTAGATCCATCAATGATCTGGAACGTGCTCCCAGGGCGCCACATTTGCAGCTCCCGGGACCAGTTGATTTTTAAAGTTGTGGGACACACCACCAACGCAGGAAACTGCATGTCGGTGCAAGCGACTGCAGTCTTGCCTAGCCCTTGATCAAGGGCTAGAAAAGCCTTAGGCCTCTGGGCTAACCAGAGGACCGCATCGCGTTGGTAAGTGTAGAGATTCACTCGGCTTCTTTGTAGTCAAGCACAGGGCGGAGTTCGCGGACCAATTCGATCAGCGTTTTAGCTTTTTCATGATTGCCATTTGCAACTTCACGAAAAGCGATGCCTGCAATTGCATTGATGACGCTAGTGTTGGCTTCGTTCCATGCCAAACGCATGCAGCGTTTATCCATCGAACCTTCGCCAAAAATCAAATCTTCGTATGTCATGATAGTTCCTTGATTGGTTTAAAAAATAAAGCTTGAGAGGTACAGCTATTTGGGAGATCGTCCACGGCCCGTTGTACTTGACAGGATTTAATAATCTTCTCTCCTGTTACCAGACTGATGCCAAATTCTTCGGCGTGGCATTCTCCATCGTTTGGATTCCAACTAATGGGTCTGTAGTTGGCACAGTCTTTGCAGAGTTTGATGGTTGTATTACTCCTTAGCGGCTAGTGGTTTTGATAGAAAAGACGGCGGTGACTTTAGTAAACTCTTCGAGCAATTTAGGTGTGACACCAAGTTCGGCGTACAAGGCTTTATGATCGACAGTATTGCGATTAGATTCGATCAAAGAAGCTTTGAAAAACGTACCTTCAAAGACAGTAGGACCGCCCGATGTGGCAACGTCTTTCATGCGGTCTTTGATCGCATCGGCTTGCTTAGTCAGGTCAGCAATTTGGGCAAGTAACATACCGAGTTGGTCCGCTGGATTTTGAATACTATTCATGATTATTTCCTTTTCGACATTTGGTTGGTGAGATTTAATTATACAGCAAAAATTTTAAGTGTAAAAAACTGGTTGACCCATCGGGATTCGAACCCAAAACCGTCGGCTTATGAGGCCGCTGCTCTACCGTTAAGCTATAGGTCAAAAGACTTAGAGGCTTGTTAGGCCCCTTCCTTGATTAAGCGAAGATTTCGGCGGTCTCTAACACACGTTCCAAGCGGCCTTGATTGAATAACAAGCCTGTTGCTGCCGTGTCATCCTTGTACTGCTTATGCGTGACGTAGTCGGTCAAGGTGTTGTACAGCGCGTAAGCATTGCTGCCGAGTTCGTCTGCGTAAGAATCCCACTTGGCAATCACGCCGAGGATCATCTTCGTTGACATCGCTTTCTGGTCGTTATGATCGACGTTGAAAAATTGGCCAATCACTTCCATTGCCACGTCATCGGTGATACGGCGTGACATCATAGCGGTCCAGTATTCGCCTGCTGTGCGGAAGTTCTGCAACATCGCGATGACTTTGGCAGCACCGGCTTCGACGTTAAGCGAAGGATTATGTGTCGATGAATATGCGCCTACCGTTTTACCGATGATCTGACCGTTCAGGCATTTCATACGGAAGCCACCAACTTTGGTGACGTAACGGGTAGAACCGTCAAAAGAATTTAAGGCAACGATCTGGAGTTGGGTCTTTGACGTGTCGCCGAAGGTGCTAACGGTTTCGTTAGGGAAGCGGAAGTCGACCATGGTTTTTGCGCCGTTATTGGCAAACTTTACATTGACTTCTGCGTCAGTCGCATCGATACCTGAATCGACCACGTTACGCAGAAAGCTGTTAAAGATTTCTTCGTTAGACACAGTGCGGTAAGAAGTAGAGACGACCGACATTGGCAAACCTGTCGCTTCGTTAATCAGTGATTTCTTGCCGGGGATAATGATACCTGAAGCAGTTTGGATAGCCTCTTCACGCACATTGAACAATGCGTTTTTGTCTTGAAGTTGAGCCATTAAGTTGTTGTAAATTGCGTTTGATGAGTTAGACATTTTAGTTCCTTTACGAGATTTAAGAGGTTTGTATAAGACCGCCGTAGCGGTTTCGGCCATTAAGGCCTCATCAGTTATACTTGATTAGCACCGTGCCATAGAGATAAACATATCGGCACATTCAGAGACAGACATATCGTCATAGCTAGCGAGTTCTGCGTCTGATGCTTGGATGACTAAAGTAAAAGCGTTGTAAGGAACTTTCATACCGACTTTTTTCATTTCGGTCAATTCTTTCATTAAGTGGCTGCGGTTCATGGTGTTTCCTTTTCGACATTTTGTTTAGGTGTGCAACTCGCACAAGAAGAATAATACAGTAAAAATTTTAGTTGTGCGTGCTTTTGTTAACTTTTTTAAAATATTTTCAATTATTTTTTAAGCGACCGTGTTTTCGGCTTAGTCTCTACCGATAAATGGCGCAGGCTTTCATAGTCGGAACGCAGCTCCTCTAGGCGGAAAGGGATCTTTGGATCAGCGTCGATAGCCAATGCCGCGTAGCGGCCAATCTTCCCCCTGATCATCATCAGATTGACCGCAGGAGTAGTCATATTTAGCGCAGCGGCCGTAGCATGGTGAGAACCAAAATGGCTAATTAGTTTCTTCAAAGCTTTAAGTTCTAACTTCTTGATGGCGGTGACGTGGCGGTCAAAGGGTGAGGTCATATGGTGTCCTTGAGATATACAATAAAAATTTAATTATATACAGGGTTTGTATGTTTCGTTCCTTGCACGGTGTATGATATTCACTCTTTTCGTCTAAAAATTTTGGAGCATTACTCTATGAATGAACTTCATTCGGAGCAAAAAGAAGGCCCCAGTGGGAAGACTGGAGCCGAAGATACTACAAACCAAGGAGATACCACAAGTACTAAGGTTATCATTCTACCGCAAAGTACGGCTAAGATCATGCAGACGATCTTTGGCGATGATGTAGATAACGCCGTGATCGGGTCATACGCTAAGAGTCCTGTGCAGTATTGGCCTGTTAAGCGGTTTGCTGATATGGGCGCATCTGATCTACCTAAGGCCAATGATAACTACACATGCGTGGGGACTTATTCGGCGAATGGTCAAGGAAAGGCCAATAGACTTAGTTCGAATTGCCTTGGCGTCTATTTGGTCGTACTCGATGACATTGGTAGTAAATATGAACCTCCCACAGGTTGGGGTGAACCGTCCTATAGGATGCAGACTTCTATAAACGAAGACGGTGTGGTCAATGAGCAGTGGGGTTATTTATTAGATACACCCATCAAGGACGTGGTCTTTGCCAAAGAGTTTTTGCGCGCCATGGTCAAACATAGCGGGAGCAGTGATAATGTTGGCGACCTGACTCGGTTTATTCGTCTCCCTGGGAGCAATAACAAACCAAAGTACGCAGGCCAGAATCAGATGGTCAGGTTGACCCAGTGGTCGCCCATGAGCAGGTATAGCGTGGAGACTATGCTCGGATGGATTAGTAAGACTCGCGAAGAGATTGTCGCTTTAGGTAGAGGACACTCGGATATTGTGGTCAGCGATGCGTCGGATCATCCGATCGTGAAAGCATTCTGGGACGCGGATCTACTGTTGACAGATGAGCAAAATGATGAGGGCTGGCTCGATGTGACATGCCCATGGGAGGAGAGGCACACGACGAACACCGGCACTCATACGGGGCTATTGGTAAGGACTGACGGCTCATGGCATGTGCACTGTTTCCATTCGAGTTGCAAACCGGAGGGCGAAGATAAATTTAAAAACGAAGAGGTTTTGAGCAGACTTAGCTCCCTGGGAGCGAATATCGGTGAGCAGACCGAGGTAGACTGCGCAAACTGGGCGGCGGTTCGCGACTTTGACGGTGCAGTCATCGATGCAGGTGGTCCAGCAGAGGTGGGTATCATCCCTGATCAGCGGTACATTTTCCTCACAGGCGAGAACATGTATTGGGATAAGGTCAAGAAGATGGCCATCAAAAAAGAAGCACTCGATACACTTTGGGGCCACATCTACACGGGGACGCGAACTAGACCTAAACTAAGCAGAGTCTTGGAACGCAGCGCTAACAGGGTGAATGTGGACGGCATCGGCTTTCATACTATTAACTCAGATGTGTTTGGCTTCGAGGGCCTAATGTACGCCAACATGTACCGACCGCCCTCATTGGTGCCAAAAGCGGGAAGTGTCGATCTCTGGTTGCAGCTCATGACACACATCTATGGGCAGTACGCGGACTTGGTCATTGATCACATGGCTTACACGGTCCAGAAGCCAGAGAATAAGATCACTTGGCAGGTGCTGGTATTTGGTAAGCCGAGGACTGGGAAGACCTTATCGGTCGAGCCCATTAGACATATCTTCGGCTCGGCGTGTAAGACAGTGAACGTAGTCATCGATGAGAAATACGATGACGCCTATGTAGGGAGCAAGGTCGTGATCTTCGAAGAGATCTGGGGTGATAGGCGAAACTATAACCATCTAAAATCTAAACTCGCCAACTCTAATATCGAGACCCTTAACCCGAAGAGCAAGTCCAAGATCGCCCAGATGAATCGCTATGCCATGTATATGTTCTCTAACCACGAGGACGCGCTCTCCATTGACCGTGACGGCGATAAGTTATTGGTGATCGAGGGGCCTGATGTGGCGATGGCAGCATCGTTCTATACCCAGTATGCCACAGAGATTGAAACAGGGGACTTAGCCAATAGAGTCTATGCGTTTTTATTAGCGCGCGATGTGAGCGCTTTTAGTCATGGCAGGCTCCCAGTGAGGACGGCAGCAGCGATGGCAATGGTCGATGCTGCGGCGCCTGAAGCCGAGGCAGCAATCCAAGATGCGATCGAAAGCAGCGAGGAGCCCTTTGAAGGTCATGAGTTTGAAGGCATCATGCTTAAACCAGATTGCAAGTCATTTACGACGATCGCAATCACGCGTGATCAAGTCCGTGAGTTTCTAGGTAAGAAAAGGCTCTGGTCTAATGCAACATCGGTGAAAAGTATTTTGGCAGAACAGGGATTTGAATTGGTGCGAGGCGTGAAAAAGGACTACGGCAGCACGCCGTCGCTCTATGTTCAGGACCGTTACATGATCAGCGCGCTGCGACCGACAGACCTCTTTGAATGGATGACTAAGTTTTACGTTTTAACCGATCGGAAGCTTACAAAGTCAATGAAGGACTATCTTAAGGATAGCAAAGTGAATTGGTCTAAAGAATCGTTGATGGCGGAGATCATCGATGAAGAGGCATTGCTACTTTCATAGTGGTAGTTGGTAACAAATAGCATTTAGTTACTTATTTTTCTTACTAGGAGCTATTTTATCTATACATATCATATATTTACTATTAGGTAATAGGTAACAAGTAACTTATATATTAGATAGAGAGATATATAGTAATAGCTGAGGGCTGAATAGCTGAGGGGCGAAAAGTAGAGATGCTTTGCGATGTGGGAGAGTTACTCGTTACCTATTTTTCAATGTTTGGTGTCACGCAAGTCATTGATTTATAATATAAAAAGCAGGTAATATGGTAACAAATGACTTTTTTGCTGCTTTTTACAAAAAGGGACTATTTTGGCTAAAGCGACGCGTTTAGAGAGTACCGAGCAGATTATTCTGGTGAATAGGATAAGACAGTTTTATCCCGATGTGTTGCTGTTCGCAATCCCAAATGGTGGGCAGCGCTCGATCACAGAGGCCGTGCGCCTTAAAGCCGAGGGTGTCCTAGCGGGTGTGCCTGATCTATTTATAGCTCGAGCATCAGGCGCTATGCATGGTCTGTTTATAGAGATGAAGCGCGCAAAAGGAGGCGTAAACGGCAAGAGTGGTGGTGGCAAGGTCAGCGAGAAGCAGCAGGCTGTTATGTTGACCCTAAGTCAGGAGGGCTACGCTGTCATGGTGGCTCACGGGTGTGATGAAGCGTGGCCTTTCGTGAAACAGTATCTAAATGAGAGCAAAACAGCATAAAATGTCAATATTCTAGTTTTCAGGACAAGTTGAAAAACTATGGCTAATACCGGCTGGGTTAAAGGCATGCCCAAAGTGGCAGGCTCAGGTATGAAGAAAGGTCAGGTCACAAAGCGCGTCGCCGACACGCAGGAGACCTTCCAAAAGATTGTGGACACCTACGGTGATCCACTGCTCGCACTCGCCGAGATGGCGTTTAATCCTGCGAACGATATAACGATTAGACATAACAGTCTAAAAGAAGTGTCCAAGTATGGGTACGCACAACGCAAGGCGCTCGAGGTTAGTGGTCCGGACGGTAGTCCCCTCGCTATAGACATGAGAATGCAACTGATCGATCAGATCACAGAAGCATTCGAGAAGCTGGCGACAAAATGAGTCGCATCTCGGCCGCTGAGATCAACGCGTTAAAGCGGGGTATGTCTCAGCTCGAGATCGCGGACCTCGCCATGATCGCATGGCGCTTGAATTGGTTAGGCACTGCTCGTGATAAACAGCTCATGCCTGCAGGTGATTGGTGGACGACGTGGTTAATTCTAGCAGGTCGCGGCTGGGGCAAGACCAAGACAGGAGCGCAAGCACTAGGCTGGTATGCAGCGACACACCCAGAGACCCGAGCAGGGATCATCGCGCCGACGACCAATGACGTGCGAGCCGTATGCTTGGAAGGCGAGAGCGGTCTAATGGGTATACTCCCAGAGTCGATCATTGCTAGCTATAACAAGTCACTGCTCGAGGTCACGCTTAAGAATGGCAGCATCATTCGAGGCTTCAGTGCCGAAGAGCCGTCTCGGCTTCGCGGTCCTCAGCATCACATAGTCTGGTGTGACGAAGCAGCGGCTTGGCAATACCCTGATGAGACGTGGTCTATGATGAAGTTCGGTCTGCGTTTAGGGGAGACACCCAAGGTGATAGTGACGACCACGCCTAAGCCTATCGACCTCGTGCGCCAACTCGTAGAAGAAGCCGATGACAATGACAGCTCTACGATCATGACCACGGGCTCGACATTCGAAAACGCTGACAACTTAGCAAAGTCATTCATCGACGAGCTTGCCCAGTTTGAGGGTACGCAGCTCGGACGCCAAGAACTGTACGCGGAAGTGATCAGCGATTTAGAGGGCGGGATCATTAGTCAGTCGTGGTTCAAACTCTGGCCCGCTGACCGACAATTACCTAAATTCGAGTACGTGGTCCAGTCCTACGATGTGGCCACTTCAGATAAGACGGTCAATGACCCGACGGCCTGCGTGGTCCTTGGGATCTTCAAGCCATCACCCGACAAGCCTATGAGTGCTATGCTGATCGACTGCTGGAGCGAGCATATGCTCTATCCTGATCTGCGGCCTAAGGTGATCGATGAGGCTACCTCGATCTATGGCGATGAGAATGAATTCGGCCACGGCAAGAAGGTCGACCTGATCTTGATAGAGGACAAGTCCGCAGGTATTAGCCTGATCCAAGACCTGCAGCGTGCAGGCCTGAATGTACGTGGGTACAACCCAGGGAGAGCCGATAAGACCATGCGTCTTAACTTGGTCGCCCCTTTAATCCAGCGTGGGCGAGTTTACTTACCTGAGTCTGAAGCGAGAGCTGGACACCCTCGTAAGTGGATCGAGCCTTTTATTCGTGAAGTCTGCAGCTTCCCTAATTCAAAGCATGATGACTACTGTGACGCGCTGAGCCAAGCGCTTCGCATCTTGCGTGATATGGGTCTGTTGGGCATTGACCCAGTGTCCGATGACTCGGATCGCTATGCAGATGATGAGAGACCCAAGCGAGTGAACCCATATGCCCTATGATCCGACCATCGATCGCTCGATTCCTCAGGCAACGCCCGAAGGCCAGTACATCGAGACTCCGCCAACTCCCGCTCAGCAGAAGTTTGAGCTGATGCTTAAAGATCCCAGCTTTAGGGATCGACTCATCGCAGCGGGTGAGACCGCTATGATGGTCGGCACCTCGCCCATTGGCTATCTGGCTGGGAT